CGTGGTATTGAAGAGCAATCAAAGGAAGAGCGAGACCGGGGTTGGTTCAGAACCAGAATTGGAAAGGAATGTAAAGAGTGTTCTCAGGAAGAGCGTTACGGGGAGCGCAAACTTGACGAGGAGCCAAGGAGTCGCAAGGACCATCAACATCAGAGAAAGAGGGGTCTGTGATGAATGTAAGTTGAGTGGTGTTACCAATCATCTTGAAATAGCCTGGAAGCTGTTCAGAAGTCATAGTAAGTTGGTTCCAGATGTGCATCCAGTCACCATATTGACGGTCGATTCTTTGACCACCAATTTCAACTTCAACCTGAGCGATAAGTTGTTCACCAGGGAAATCTAACCAACGTGCATATACACCGGTGTTTTGACCAGTGGTGTAGTTTCCAAGACCCATAAGCTGGTTAATTTCAGGTAAAGTAACTTGTAGATAAGTTCTGTAAGCTAAATCACCATTTCTGCTAATAACACATTGGACACGACGACCGAAATCGGCTTGTCCATTAAAAGTTTGTTCAATTGATTCAATTGCAAAGTTAGTATATCTGCGATAAGTAACTTTCCAAAAAGTAATTTGAGGATTACCTGTACATTTCCTCTACCTTATCTTTCAATAAGGAGTAGACTATATCTTAAAAAGAATTCATATTTGTGTTAATATAAATTCTCTCGAAAACCATTTAGTCGTTGAACCTTCTTCTTTAAATTTTTCTAATTTTTGTATAATATTATTTATTTGATTAACATCAATTTCTTTTTTAGATGAATTATATTTTAATGTAACTGGTGTTAAATTAGACCAATTCCAACATTTAAATTTTTCATCTTCATTTGTTAAATCAAATTTACAAACAGGTATGATATGATCAATAGACCAATATGAACCATAATTGTCCCAGTTCATTTCTGGAAAAAAATTATATTCAAACCATTCTCTTAAATATTGAATATTACAACCGATATAATTCATAGTTGAAACATTTTTAACAAGAACAGTTCTTAAACGTGCGGCTAAGGATTTTTTTAGTCTATAATTAATATTAGTTTGTCTTTCAATCCTACACCATTCCGTTTTCTGTTCTGTTAAAAATTTCGGATAACAAGAAATACAAATCTTTTTTTTATAAAACTTTTTAAGTTTAGAAAAATCTTTTAATAATTTTTCTTCATCACATTTTTTACATTTTGCCATAAAAGTTTGATTTTTTTTTTGCCTTAGATTTTTTTTTCTTATTTTATCCTTTTCATTTAAACATTTTTTACATATTTTTGAATATGAATTTTCTCTATCATTATATTTTCTATATTTATCAATTGATTTGTTAAATTTACAATCATCACATATTTTTTCATCCATGTTTGTATTTATATAATATTTGTTTTTATATATTAATTTTTAAAATTAAAGAAGCTTGGCTGCTCATTGCCCATTTCAATTAATCATATTATAAATTAATTGCATCTTATTCATTTTTACTATACCCAAGTTTTTTGTCTTGGCCACAATTCCCTCACGAAAATTGTTTAGTAGAATAAGTTTTAGGGGTTTCAAGCAATTTGATTTTCTTACCAGGGTTTTTCAAATTAAATAATTTTAATTTCCCTGATTAACATCAGTGGTACTCCATATAAAGAGCATCCACAAAAGGCTTTATGAATATCTTATTTTTTCGATATTCCCTGATGTTTTTCTACCCTACAGGTTTTTAAGGTAAACATCCTGCGATGATCCCTAATATTTCTAAAAGGGCTAGAGTACACCTTAAGAGATTTCTAGTTTGACTAAAACTATCATTAATCCCCGATTGCCGTCTACTCGTTGAACCTTTATCTTATATCTGTCTAAAATATTACACCTTAACAGGTGGATATAAGATACTTGGCTGCGGATTATCCAATCTTTAGCGTTTTTACGATGCCGTCGGTCATTACCCTACGGTATTATTTATGTCACCATAAATAAGAAGTATCTAAAGCTCTAAGGAAGTTCCCGCAATTTGACAATCTTGCGAAACAACTAAATAATAATTGTTCCACTAGCAAGTTATATAATTGAGATAGGTGAACACTCAATTCGTATATTTACACTGTTTTCTATCATGGAGATATACGACCCACAATAGCAGCTCACTGTTGGCGCCCAGAATAGTTAAGCGCCATAAGCTACAAGTTGCATTAAACCACCACCCATTTTATACAATTGCTAAAGAAAAAAAAATTACAAATTTTAATTTAATTAATTAAATAATTACACAATTAAATTAATTTCCTCCATAAAATAATTATGTGATAATTTTATTTATATCTAAATTTGATGTCATAAATTTTTTCAAATATGTTTCATCTAGTATCTCTTTTTTACCTTCGTGGGACTTTGTAAAAACATACGAAGTGTTTCGTTTTTTTACAGACCAACCCTGCTCGATAGAATTAAATAATAAAATCATTTTTTGAAATTCAATAAAATCAATTTTAACATTCCCATTTTCTAAATTTTTTAGGGTTTCTAAATTAATTTGAATATCCATTAATTAGACTAATCAAAATAAAAATCATACTAAAACTTAAATATAAATAATATATTTCTTTATATTATTAATTAAATAAATTGTGTTAATTTAATTTAAATGCCTAATTTTAAACCAAAAACTAACAAAAAAATAAGGTTTAATAAAAAATCTTCAATTACACTTGACATAAAACACAAAGAATTTTTAAATGAATTTGTAAAAGATGAAAATGATAGAATTCCAGAATTAAAAAGTTTAAGATATGAATTAAAACAACAGTTAGAAAATAATTTTAATATTGAACAAAGATTGGATTTAGAAGATAAAATTGAAAATTTAACAGAAAAAATAAAAGAAATTAAAAACAAAAAGAGAGAATATTTTCTTGATAATTCAAAATTTATTTTTGAATATTTTGAAAATAAAAAAAATATATCAACTGGCAATACAACACAAACCATTACAAATAAAACCAAATTAATAAACGATTTTTTTAAAATTAAACAAGAAAAAGATGAAGATAAAATAACACATAACGAAAATAATAATATTGTTCAAAAATATCTTAGTAATATTGACGATAGTTTTATTGATGTTAATTCTTTTATTTGTCAAACAAATATATGTAAAATTTGTCATAAAGGCGAATTAATTCCTCTAGAGGACGAAGGAATTATGGTTTGCAATGAGTGTTCTAGAAGTATCTCTTATTTAATTGAAAGTGAAAAACCATCATATAAGGAACCACCCAAGGAGGTTTGTTTTTATGCTTACAAACGAATAAATCATTTTAAAGAAATTTTATCTCAATTTCAAGGAAAAGAAACCACACAAGTTCATACAGATGTTATTGAAAATATTAAACTTCAAATTAAAAAAGAGAGAATTAATTTAGAACAACTTACAAATTTAAAAACTAAAGAAATACTTAAAAAACTTGGCTACAATAAATATTATGAACATATACCATTTATTAAAGACAAATTAGGAATTAAGCCACCAATTATGACACCTGAATTGGAAGAAACATTATGTAATCTTTTTATTGAACTTCAATCACCTTATTCTAAATATTGCCCTGACGACAGAGTCAATTTCTTAAATTATTATTATACTGCTTATAAACTATGCGAACTTTTAGGAGAAGAAAAATATTTACCCCTATTACCATTATTAAAAGATAGAGAGAAAAGAATAGAACAGGATAATATATGGAAAAAAATTTGTGAAGAATTAGATTGGGAATTTATCCCTACTATTTAATTACATTTTACACCTTTAGACATTTAAAATTCGCACTATTTAACAGTCAATGTTCTAAATATTTTATAAAATGACAAATTCCAAACTAAACGATTTTCATTTAAAATATAATTCACTGAGTTAATATTTATTTTATAGTATAATTCATTTTGAATTAAGTTTAATGATTTATTTATATTTTTTTTAACAATGTTTGAAAATATTTGAAAATATTTATATGGAAATAAATAAAAATTATCACATATTAAATGCGGTTTTTCTAAAATGCTTACTAAGTTAAAATTATCAAAATTTATATTACTTTTATCAAAGTCTTTTTTAAATATTAAATCAAACCTAGTAATTAAAATTAAATCATAAGTAAATCCGCTTTCTAGACATAAATCAATAACATTATTAAGTTTGTTGTTTTTACTTTTAATAGGGTCTTCATCATTTTCTATAAAATTGTATTTAATAGGTTTATATTTTTGACACATTTCTTTTTTATCTGTATCATCTAACATATTCGTTGTAAAATATACATCTATATCATACCCTTTATTTGAAAAAAAATCAAATATAAATTTTTTATAATTTTCGTAACTATTTTTATAATCTATAACAAATTTTTTATTATTGTACCAATAATTATATTCAAATTTTGATATTCCAAATAATAATAAAGCTAATTTCATAATATAGTTTTATAAAAAATATATATATATAATTAAATTTAATTAAGTTTAATTAAGTCGGTGTTTTGAATATCTAAAGGTGTAATAACTTCACTATTTTTAATAAATATTATTATAACTATATTATTTAAATATCGTCTTCGTCATCTTCAATGTCTTCATCATCTGTATTAACTCTTGCTTCTATAATTTCGTCTTCTAAATCATCCTCAATTTCGATGTATTGATTATTTTTCCATATTATCTTCCGAGTATTAAACAACTTATTCATATTTATAATCTCTGGTTTATCTGTTTCGCTTGTAAATAACTTTAAAATTTGAGCATCATCTCTGAAACGAATGGAATAATCTTGTTG